GGAACAGATGATTCATTAGTAACTAAGTTTTTAGTATTTATCATATTATAAAGTTAAAAAAAAGAAAGAGATGCAATTGAGATTTTGCTATTTTTCATCTTCTCTTTCTTTTATAATAGCCTGAATCACAGAGTTTTAAAAAAAAACAAACAGGCTATATATTTTACTCTGCAGAAGTAGAATCAGCTACTGGAGCTTCTTCTGTTTCTTCTACAGTTACTTCTTCAGAAACTACTTCTTTACTAGAAGCTTCTTCTGCTGTACATTCTGCAGTACTTGATCCTTTTTCACAAGAAAAAAGAGTTAAAGCACTTACTGCAATAAAACTTAAAAATAACTTTTTCATTTTAAAAATTTATAGATTAAACAAAAAAAAGATGCGGTAGGGAATGAGTCCTGTGCCACCCTACCTTAAGAAATAGTACCATCATTTAAAGGACTGCCTTATCTTACATCTTTCAAATTATAAGGCAATGCCCTATGTTTTTACAGATCAAAGTCATCACCTGCATTTTTTGATGCTGGCTCAAAACTCTCTGTTGTAGAGGAAGTCTTTTTCAACTCTCTAACATGTTCTGATTTTGAAAATTCATATAGTCTACTGTTTTCAGTATCTAATGATTCCATTGATACTCCATCTTTAGAATTTCTTGGTAAGAATAAGTCATAGTTAATATAACCATCTTTATTCTCCCATTCTCTACCTCCAATGCAGCAATTTATATAATTATCCCCGGATAATACTTGATTAGCTGAAGCCATGAATTCTTCAACAGTATCAGCTTCTATATTATCAAGCTCATCTCTTTTACCTAGCACTTCTGCTAAGAAAATCATAGCTCTCAATACTTCTGTATCTCTGCTAATTTCTCTACCACTTGGTAAAGTTGTATCTTTATACGGGTAAGGGCTTAATCTCACTCTTCCCACTTGACCTTTATATCTAGGTCCATCTTTATCTGAAGAATCTACTAGAAATCCTTCAAATTCTCCGCCTACAGGCTCGCTTTCTACATGTAATACTACATTGTATGCTTCCTTATCATAAGGAGTCTGATCAAATGTAATACTGTTAATCTTTAATTTTTGATTACCTACTCCAATTACAGGTCTTGTTTTACCTGAACCGGCACTCATGTCTTTAGTACTTAACATACGCTTTTTTTAATTTATTAATTTATTGTTCATACTTGATTATACAATCTTTTACATGTTGTAAATCATTCTCTATAAAGGATTCTTCAAACATACCCATGGGAGACTTACATGTGTTATTCCCATCAGTTTGTGTTTCAAATCCATATTTTAATGTACCATCATCTTCTTTGATAACTCTACCAAATAGTACAATGGAAAATAGACCTTCCAAAGTTAAAGCATTATCTATCATTTTACCAACAGTTTTTGCTTTTACTTTTCTACGTCCATTCATATCTGTTGAATCTTCTGAATGAGTAAGAAAAAAACAATATAAATCATCTCTCAAATCCTTTGGATATTTTGCAACCTGAGCTAGGTTAGTAGCGATTGAGGTAAATTTATCATAGCCTTTTTCTTGAGCTTTATCAAAATACTCAAATGCAGACATATATTGCCAATCATCTATAACTATATTAGTTATATGAGGCATATTATCATTAACGTGTTTTAAAGCTTTAATAATACCAGGTGCTGATGACGCATTGGTCATATTACCTTTAGGATTATCTTTACTTATTAACGTATAATTTTTCTTCCAACCTTTAAAAGGTAAAGGTTTATTTGCAATATTAATCCAAAATGTTTCTTTTGGATCTAAATTTCTACCAGATGTAGATTTACCAGAGCCTGACTCTGCAATTACTAATGTACTTTGTGCCATTTTATTTATTTATTGATTTTGCTATTGATTCTAATGCTATTGCAATTCTTTTTAACCATTCCTGACTTTCTTCAGTAACATTATCTGGATTAGGGAGATCCTCTAATTCAAATATAGTTTTGATTTCATCAGCTTTTCTATTTGTAACATCATTTATAATTTGAAGTTCACTAACAGGTATTAGATGTCTTTCAAAACCTGAATTACTTGTTATAAGTTCATATTCTTCCTTCCAGTGCTTATTATATTTATGTAGATATAATGTTCTTTTAGGATCTTCTGAATCATAAACAATACTTACAAATTCTGTATATATGTCATCACCTTTCTCAAGTTCACTTGGAAAAAATGAAACATGTAAGTCATCTTTACCACTAGGCCTATATGCCATCTTTGGTATGTATAATGCATTATTATTTCCAGATTTTTGGAAATAATCCTCATGCTCTTCTCTTAACTTTGCAACTTTTGCTTTTCTCTCTGTTGGAGTCATTATTTTATTTTTAGTACTTATCATTTTATCTTCTATCTTGTTGTTCCGGAGTTGCCATTTCAGATATTTGCATTCTTTCAAATTCACCTTTAAAGAAGCTCATTCTTGCATCACCATTTCTTGCTTTAAGAAAGTGTAACACTAAAGTTCTGTCATCTTTAATTATATATCTATCTGGGCCGTAATATCTAATCTTTTGTTTTGCCGGACGATTAATACCTATTAATGTATCAGCATGTTGTAACATTGCATCTGAACCAAATATGTCCGATTCTAATACGTAGTTACCATACTTACCATCAACTGCCCTATCAGGGTTGTCTATATTTCTATTAAGTTGAGATAATGCTATAAATAAACAAGGATAATCTCTTTTAGCTTGTGTAAAAAATTCACCTAATTCAAACAACATGTCTAACCTATTATTTTGATAAGGTGCTCTTTTAACAAGTATAGTATGATCTAATGTAATTATAGTTTTTTTTCCTTTATGTTCATCCATGTACATATCCAATTGCTCACGCATTTGATTAACAGTCATAGGTCTACTTATAATATCTACAGGATTTTTAACTCTTTCTTTTGCATATTGATGGCAAGTATTAATTATATCTGTAGATATAACACTTCCTGCAGAACATAATTGTTTATATGTTTTACCGGTTATAGAACTAAATTCACGCATAGCTGATGTTCTACCAACCATTTCAAATTGAAATTCTAATACTCTAAAATCATCATCTGGATTTAAACTAAAAGATTCTCGTATGATTTGATCTTTAATTAATGTTTTACCTGATCCAGGTCTTCCTCCAATAACTGTTAAAGTATTCCACTCTAATCCATCTGTAGTAGCATCATTAAATTTTGGCCAAGGAGTATATATAGACTTTTCAAGTCCTTTTTGTCTATTTAGCATATATTTCAATGCTTCATTGAATGATTCATATTGACCACCCCATGACGGTTTTATTGTACTCATAAATTATCTAAATAATTAAGAATTTCATAATATATTTTTTTACCAGTAGCTTGAGCTAATTTTTTGGTAGTTACTTTTGATGCATAAATAGCATTTTCCATATCATATTTATATCCTATACAATCCGGACAATCTATTTTTCCTTGCCTATGCTCTTTAATAAGATTAAGAGCTATTTTAGCAACTTCTTCTGGATCTATACTATTTTCTTTTTTATTATCATGTATCATACTACTCTTTCTTTAAAATGATCCTCTTCAGTACTTATGCCATCACGGATCATATCACAGTAATCAGCTAGCTTTGAAGTTTTTACTTTATGTTTATCCTGTTTTGAAATAAAATACTGACTATTCTGCATATACATGTAATTATTCTTTCGGAATTCATTTACATACATTTTAGTTGCTTTTATTATTTCTTCCCAAGTGTAATCATATTCCGCAAAAAACCATCTAAAATTTTCAGTTAGTATTTTAACATTGTTTCTACCTGGTACACCTGAAGGTAATTTACCTTTAGGAAATATAGCTCTATATTGATCTATATTCAATGAACCTGATTTTCCCAATAACTGCTTATTGGTTTTATTTTTATTTACAGTAAAATAGTTATTTAATGTTACAATAACTTTTCTTCCATCTGCAGTTATTTGATTCTTATTAGTTATATATCCTTCTTTATATAAAGCTATTGTATCTGTAAGATCACAATTTGAAGGTGTAACTCCTTCATCAAATGCAAATAATATCATGCATTGATTCGGTGTTATATTATAGCGTTGTATTTTTTGAAATAGATTCCACATTTTTTTTTACTTTATCTAATAATAAATGATACTTGTGTGAAAAATCAAAATCTTCACAATCAAGAAGATCTTCACCTTTTTTTGCTGAATGAATTATTGATGCGTGATTCTTTTTTAAAAATCTACCAATAACACTGGGACCATAATGCAATTGTCTTAATACAATTAAACAGTATGCATGCATATAATTCATCCATTCCCGTTCTCTTGTTAATAAAGGATTTTTATGACATTCTGTATATTGTGGATGAAACTCTTCCACTATTTCAAATAACAAATCCCATACTTGATTTAATTCAAGAGGATAAACATCTTCAAAACTAGAATTAGCTATGTATAATTTAATTCCATATTTTTCTTGTATGTTTTCTCTGAATTTTTTAATATCTGAATTGAAATTTTCTACTATTTTTTGTCCTATTGTTGGTTTTGACATAAGGTATAAATTTACAAAATATTGAGCTATTTACCAAATTATTGGTTTGAGGTTTTGCTCTCTTAAATGTTTGTTTATGTTAATAAAAATATCACCTGAATTCCATATTCCGCCTTTATATGCAGCTGATGCTGGATGAGGTGCTTTAAATATTTTTTGATTATGCAATCTTAAATGCCATTCTTCAGCTTTTTTACCTAATAATGCTACAGCTATATCATCAAGATCATTGTTTATTGCTTCTAATATCATTTTAGTTATGGGCTTCCATACATCATAATGACTGCCTATTTTACCTATTTCTACAGTAAATGCTGTATTAAGCATAAGAACTCCTTGGTTACTCCATCTCTTTAAATCTAATGGATTATATAATAAATCATTAGTTCTAAACGCTGTGTATTGTCTTTCTAATTCACTGAATATATATCTTAAAGATGGTTGAGGCTTATCATTATTAGAACAACTAAATGCTATACCATCTGCTACTCCTAATTGAGGATAAGGATCTTGTCCTATAAATATTACTTTCAAATCCTCATAAGGACAATGTACAAATGCATTAAATATTTGAGATAACTTAGGAGTAAATCTTTGATCATTATCTACATATTTTTTTAATCTATATACTGCAGATTCAAACTCTGCAGATTCAATTATTGGATCCATTAAAAAATTCCAGCCGCTTTGAACTAGAGAATCCTTAAATTTTTTTTTTATTTCATTTATGTTTATATCAATTTTATTCATAAATTTATACTATTAAAGTTTATAATTATGTCAGAAGATAAAATATCAGTGCAAGATACTTATGATTTTTCAAAAAATATTGAAAATATATCCTTAAGTACTACCTATATTTATGGTTTAGAACAACTCATGATCTATTTTATGGAGAAAATGGAAAATCCTGCAAATATAAAACCATAT